ACCTTTACCTGTAAGACCATTACCAACTATACATTGACCATCGTGACCACCACCAGACGAAACTGTGCCTTGACCTATAATTGTATTACCACCACCTGTTGTTAAGGCATCACCTGCATTATAACCAATAACCACGTTAGAATTACCACCTGAAAGGTCTGGTGCAGCATTAGCACCTAGAACAGTATCCTGAGTTCCATCAACCATATTAATAGCTGCTCCTGATCCAACTGCCACATTGTAATTAGTTGTGGTACAAGAACCTAAAGCATTTACACCAATGGCTGTGTTGTAAGAACCTGTAGTCATAGCATCAGCAGCTACATAACCCATAACAGTATTCTCTGTACCTGTGGTATTTACAAACAGAGTTCTATGTCCAATCGATGTATTGTAAGAACCAGTAGTAGTAGCAGCTTGTGCATCGTGTCCTACTGCTGTATTTCGAGAAGCTGTAGTGTTTGCAGCTAGTGCCACAGAACCTACTGCAGTATTTTCATCTCCTGTAGTGTTTACTCCTAAAGCATTTTCTCCCACTCCTGTGTTGTTAGATGCTGTTGTATTAGCATCTAGAGTAGCATATCCAATCGCTGTATTGCTACTACCAGTTGTATTAGCTTCTAATGCTTTACGACCTACAGCTATATTTGTAGCACCTGTTGTGGTAGCTTTTAGTGCATTACTACCAACAGCAGTGTTGCCATCTCCTGTAGTTTGTGCCGTTAGAGCATCGTAACCTATAGCTACTGTATTTGAAACTGTGGTGTTGGCATCTAAAGCTGCTCTACCAATGGCAACATTATTTGCACCAGTTGTGTTAGCTTCTAAAGCACTTGAACCTACTGCTACGTTGTAGTCGGCTGTTGTTGTTTCTGCTCCTGAAGAATAACCAATAAAAGTATTTTCTCCTCCTGTGGTGATTGAATGTCCCGCACTAGAACCGATTACAACGCTGTCTGAACCTGTAGTTGCTTCATCCATCGCTTGATAACCAATAGCTACGTTTCTTTGTGCTGTAGTCAGAGAAGTACCTGCTGCAAAACCAACCACAGTATTATTATCACCCGTTGTCAAAGCAGCAAAAACATCAACACCTAAACCAGTATTATAGTTTGCTCCACTTATAGTTCCTGTAGTAGCATCTCCAAGCATAATAGATGAAGTACCAAAAGTTTTAGCATCTGATAAATCATTTATTGAACTTGCACCACTTGCATCTTCCCAAGCTACACCACTTCCTGTAGAAGTTAATACTTGTCCGTCACTACCTTGTGCGCTGCCGATTGTTAGATTATCTGTTTCTAGTGTTCCATCAACATCTACATCACCTGAAATATCTAAAGCAGTACCAATAAGTGTTTGTGTAAATGTTACTTGTCCATTAGAAGCAATAGTCATAGCGTCTACATCTGATGCAGAGCCAATAGTTTTGCCATCACCAATAATAAGATCGTCAGTTAGTGTGACTATACCTGTTACTGCTAATGTAGAAGCCATATCTACAGCTCCGTCTATATCTACTACGTCTAGGTTAGTAGTACCATCAACGTCTAAATCACCATTAAAGTCTGCATTACCAGCTAAAGTTAATGTAGAAGACATATCAACTGTACCATTAATATCAATAGCTGTAGCTGTTAAATCAATTTCATCTGTTGCACCTAAACTAAGTACAGTTGCACTTGAGCCTTGTATAAACTGACTGGCATCATTAAAACAAATTTTATTAGTAGAATTTAAAGTTAATCCTGTTCCATCTGTATGTGTAAGGGTAGTGTCTCCGTCTGCACCAAAAGTAACAACTGCTGAATCAGAGGTCAAACTTAAATCGTCTTCTACTTTAAGATCTACAGCATTAATACTAGCAAAAGCATCAACAACTGCTGCTCCTGAACCAGCACCATCTAGGTAGACTGCTTTGGTATCACCAGCTGGTATGGTCACGTTAGAACCAGTACCTTGTGAAATAATAATATTTTGAGAACCTGTTGTTCCGTTCTCTATAAATTGCATCCTATTAATAGTGTTAGGAGCAATCGTAATAGTACAAGCAGAATCTAATGCGCCTGTGTATTTAACATACATAGCTCTAACTGGGTCAGTAGCTCCGTCTGCTATTGTGCTTGTGTGTGTATCTGCGTTAGTTGTTATGCCTTCTGTTCCGTAACCCAAGGCCTCACCAATTAGTTCTAAGTTTGTGTTTGTAGTCGTACCCCAGGTCCCTGACCCATCACCTGTGGCCATCTCATTAAGTCTTAAATCATTTACATATGTGCTTGCCATTCTTTACCTCTTTTTTATTAAGCAACTTCACTCCAATCAGGAGTTTGAGTGTCTGTTATAGTAGTATAATTTGGAGTTTGAGTTTCATCAATACGAGACCAAACTAAAATTGTTCCTACTGATCCTGTTGCGCTTTGACCTATTGGGTAAACGTTTGCTTCTGAATCTATTGTTACAGAACCTACGGACCCAGTAGCAGTTCCTAGTGTAACAGATATATTGTTATTAGTAACAAGGCTTATAGTTCCAAGCGCAGAAGTTCCTACAGTGCCTGATCCAGTAAGAGTTACAATAGCCTCTCCATCTACAGCAACAGAAATACTACCAACAGTCCCAACTGCTCCTTCTACAACAGCAATTGCTTGAGCATTTACACCTGCTGTTGGTGCGCCTGTTGTTCCTACTTGAGAAGCTGGGGTTACATTAGCTTCTGCGTCTACAGATACTGTACCTAATGCTGAAGTTCCAGCACTAGGTGCTGTAAGTGTGACTGGTAAGGGTTCTCCCCAGGTTAGTTGCCCCCAGGTTCCACGACCCCACCCGTTAATATTAGCCATTTAAGGCCTCTTTAAGCGATTCTAATAATCGCTGTGCTTGCTGCAGCTGCTGGAAATACAATTGTAAAATCTCCGGAGGTAGATGTTTTATCACCACCAAAATCAATTGTAGCTACTGATTTATCACTATTTGTGTCGTTATAGATCATACAACCTCTAGCAGTGATGGAAGCTGTTCCAAAAGTCAAATCAGAAAAATCTGTAAAACCTGTTGTGCCTCCACTTGTTGGTGCTATGTTAGTTAAAGCTGATCCACCCGCACTATAGTTTGTTCCTGATGCTTCTTGGTTTGTACTGTAAGCTGTAGTAGCAGCACCCATTGTTGCCGAACTTGTATATAAAGCTAGTTTAAAAGAGTTGCCACCAGAAGCAGAGAAGTTATGTGTTGCTTCTAACAGTTCTTTTTTGAAGCTAGTGGTTAATGTTGATGTAATTGCCATTTCAAATACCTTTTATTATTTTTGCTAAATCCTCTGCATCTCCTTGTATCAATTTTTGAATTAGAGACGATTTATATGATTTTATAGCATTATTCAAGTAAATCAAACACACTTTATAAATTAAATCTTCATAAGCTTTTGCCTGATCTTTAATATGGGGAGCACTATCTTCTGAATAACTAACTATTTTATCTGTTAATTGCTTTGCCCAAAACTCTGGAGGGTGTCCACCAAACTTTGTTGTTGCTACTTCTACGACACCTAATTCTGGCACTCCATCTGGTGTTATTTTAATTACCATTTTTTTGGCTCATTAATTCTTGGTTCTAAGTGGTTGTCGTTTCTATCTATTAAAATAGGCTCTCTTTCTTCTTCTGGTCCTTGCATTGATATAGCTTCACTTCTTTTTATGGCAGTCATAAAACCTTCTCCATTTGACATAATTACTAAAGGATCTTGGAGTCTGTGATACCCATATAGTTTTTCTTCTGCAATTATATTTGTATCTAATAATCCACTTGTTTTTGCAACTTCAATTTGAACACCAAGATGCATAGCTTTAGATAGCCAAAACTCTACACAAGCTCTACCAGATTCTGCAAAGTGTAAATTACCTTTATAACTAAAGTCTATTCCAAACAGCTTGATTGTTTCTACCTTGTTCCACAATGCAAAAGCAATTGCATAAGCAACAGTGTTATTTAAGTAACAACAATTAAATTCTTGTAATATTTCATTAATTGGAAATTCAATTAAGTTTTTGCATCTATCGTCTAATTCACAAGTATAAACAGGTTTATCATCGTTTAATAAAACTTCTACCATTCCATCTGTTTGACCTCCAGCATCATCTGTATCTAAGAATCTGCTAACCGGGTCCATCATAAAAGTTCTGTCGTGGAATATTACAGATCCCACTGAGTTAATAGCCCACACCTCATCAAAGTGTGCTCCATGTGATTTAGCTAAATTATAATCGTGCCAACTTTTGCCCAAACCCACAATAGCAACACTTTTGCCTTCTAAGCTTTTTATTCTCTCCATATTTTTCTCTCTCCTTTATGTAACTGTTGTTCTAAGTGAATCGTATCTATATTCGTCTCTTCTTCCCCTGGCTTCAGCCATATTTTTTAATCTTTGAATTTCTTGACCAAATCTAGTCTCATACACAACTTGCATTTCTGGTTCGCCTTTCATGAATGTAGACGCTTCTATTAAACAACCATAAAGCAATGCGTTACGAGCATTCTTAGAAATCCATGTTCCAGTTGTTTGTGAAGTTAAACTAGTTGGTTCGTAAAGATAATGTAGTTCAACATTGTAATCTTGATCTGGAACAGGTGAAACTATTAAAGTAGATCCATTGTCACTTCCAGTAGATAGTTCTTTATCAAAGTCTGCATAATACAAAGGTCTTCCTCTTTCTGAAGTAGCCACTGCATCATTAGAATATTCACGCATAAAGCTAGTGTGTTTTTTATCTAAGTAATGGTAATCGTTATTGCTATCTATAACAGCTAAAGAAAAACTAAGTTTAAAGTCTGTAGGAGCTGTTAGATAAGTATTTCCAGTTGTTAAATTACCAGTAACATTTTTTCTAAAATAATCAAATTCAATCAACTCAGAGATTCTTTCTTCTGTATTAATAATCATATCGTTCAATGTATTAACAAAAGTTGTTTCTTCATTTTCTACATAGCTTTGTATGAGTGTTTTTAATTCAGTTAATGTCATGATGTGATTGTAACCTCTCCAACTGAGCCTGTCATTTCATCTACTGTAAAATTTGATCCAACGATAGCTGGATTCATAGAGTTGCCTTTCTCTATATTAGTATAAATTACAACAACAAAACCTTCGCCTATACCTACATCTTCACTTGGTCTAGGTTTATATAAAGCTTCTGGGTCCATTACGTGAGGCAATGGTTCTAATTGAGGATGTTTAACTTCAAAACATGTGGGACATGTTTTTAGCCCATTCCATTCTTCTTTTAGTGCAGAAAGTTTATATTCAAAGCCACATCTATCGCAAATGGCTTTTGCATATTTACCAATTGCATATGTCATGATTATGAAACTGTTCTGAAACCGACCCTAAAAGAAGCTCTATCTTCATCCTGGCTTAAAGCCCTTTCAAATTCTTCTTCATACATTTGTTTTAACATTACTACTCTGTCTGGAGCTTTCTTAATTGCTATGTAGTATGCAAGTCCGGCTGCAAAACAAGGATAAAATCTGAAAGGCATATCCATTGTATTAGTTGGTTTATCAGCATCATCCATCCTTACAAGTTTATTAAACACTAATACGTCTGTACTGTTCTCTGGAGAAGGCCATATCTTTAATACAGGTGTGGTTAATTTATCAAGAAAGAATTGAGAAGGTCTAGATTTAGTTGTTTTTGTTGGAATATTTGCGTATTCGCTTCTACTAATTCTAGACATTTGTAGATCTAAATTAGTGCTATTAGTATTTCTTCTTACAGAACAATCAAGTATATCTATAACATTAGAATTTAATGTGTAATCATTTTGTCCTTCAGTAACAGTTTGAGTTGCTTGTTCTATAGTCCATTGGTTTAATCCTCTATTAGCCCATTCAGATAACATTAGATTAATAGATCTTTTAGCAGTTTTTAAATCATAACCTGTTCTAAGTTCTAAGCCACATCTTTCAAATGCTTCTTCTACAAATTCGGCTACATTTGGCTCAAAATCTGTGCTACTTGATGTTGCCATTTACTTTGCTGATTTAGTATTCTTTCAAAATAGTTAAAACAATTACATAAGAATCGCCACTAGCATGTCCTGTTGTTGTAAGTTTTATATCACCTGTTTTACCGCTTCCAGAAGTATTTTGTAACCCGCTAAAATCTGAAAAATCAAACGAATCGCTATACCCTGAGTTTAAATCAAGAGCAATGGTGTCTGTAGTTGCGTCCCAAAGCAACTTAACGCTCATTCCAAAAGTTGTATAAACTATCTTTTCTATCTTACAACCAGTGCAAGTAGCTCCATCTGATCTTGCAGATAGAGC